AAGTTGTTTTCGCCTTTTAACAGATCCTTTAATAAATTCTTTTCGATCTTTTGTTTTTTCTAATACTTCTGAATTTTTAATTTTTCGTTTCCATATCTTAAGAGCAAATGCTAAATCTTCTCTTAAAGAACCTACTACATTAACTGCTAAAGAATTACCTGGTACAATTGTTTGATGTTGTTTTTGTTTTTTGTTCATATAACGTTATTAAATTTTTCTTGATGGAATTTGTTCTGGTGATGTTGGTGTTGGAGCTTGTTCTCCTCGTACATTAAATCTAAAATGTTTAAGTTCTGGCATTTGTGCTAAATATCCCTGAATCTTTTGTGATTCAGTTCCTGGATCTTCTCCCAATCTAAAATAAAGATAAACTACTTTTCCTGTTTTTGCAATTTGTTTTTTAACTAATGTAATTCCTTTTTTTGCGGTCCATTGTTGTATTTCATTAGTAACTCTAACTGCATCAGCTGGATCGCGTAAAACAAATTCTACTCCGCCTCTGTAATCAGTTATGTTGTTAACTAATTTTGCTTCGTCAACTTCGCCTTCTAAACGAACATCAACACCAGTATCAGTTATTTTTTTAATATCTGCAGGTTTAGCGTCTTTAGGCATTTTTACAGCACCAGCTCCTGTGGGAGTTGATTGTTCTGTCAATCCGAAAAAATCTTTATATAATTTTTTAAATACGCTCATTATCTTACCTATATTATAATAATTCTTTTTTCAATATCCAAATTATTGAACATCAAAATATCTGTTTAAATGTTGACCAATGTTTTCATAAGCCATCGCCATTCGGTCTTGTGCTTCTTTTAAAGAACGAGCTGCATCTTCAAAATCGCGATAATCTTCATGCATTCTTTTATTGCCTTTTTTGTGTGCAACATTTGACATCCAATCATCACTTTCAGTCATAACACGCTCTGCACGTTCGACAATATTTTTAACACGTTCAACAAGTTCTTCTAAATTGCCTTTTCCATATACAGAATCACCCAATGCTGAAAAGTTTGCAATTTCTTGTACGAATGCTCGTTTTTCGTCTTTAGACATTGGTTTTGGTTGATCTTCTAAAATAGTTTCTAGAATAAATTTTAAATTTGGTGTTGCCATTATATAATCCTACATTTGCCATCATCACATAAAATTGATGTAATAATGCTGTTTACTTTGCCGTATTTGTTTGGTTGTATATTTTTATTAACTGATTCGTGCATGCTCGTAGGCCGCATAAAAGCCCCTTGTGTAGAAGGATTTGATACGAAGTCCCAACATATTAATTCAAAGTCTTCTTGAACTTCTACTACACCCTCACTACGTAATTCTTTAACAGAACCTAAACCACGAGATGATATACCTAAAGTAATACCTGCTTTAAAAAGTTCTTTAAGAATTTTACCAGATGGTGTTTCTAGAATTTGTACCGCGCCACATAAATCATCGCCTTTCCACCAAATTTTAAGAACGTTGTGTGAAACGTTATTTAAATTGACTACTGACGATTCTGGATGATCTAATTCACCTAATGCTCTATGTTGGCTAATATATTCTTGTTGATATCTTTTACATTCTCTTTCTAAAATGTTTCTAGGATATATTCTACCGTTTTGATTCTTTGCTCCTGCACGCTGCAAAATTCCTTGTACAACAAAACCACCAGGTACGCCATATGCATCGCCAGATGATTCTGACAATGTTCCCATCGGCTTAAATGGCATATATTCTACGATAAGGTTTTTTGACATACTATTCTCCTAATGCTCTTACTCGTTCTGATATTTTTGTTAATCGTTCTGATATTTTTACTAATGCTTTATCTGCTGCGTTGCCAATTCCCATTCTAGATAAACCTGATTCAGTTTTTAATCTTGAAGTATGGTTAACTAATGTTTCAATTTCTTGAAGTTTTTTTGCTACCTCTTTAATTGTATTTTTAACTTTTTGTTCCGGCGTTAGTTTCGAATCACCTGTTGCAAATGCTCTATATGATTCAATAAGTTGTTCATACTTACGATCCATTGCTTCGTGAACTTGCATATAATTCGATGTTTTTTTAATAGGTGTAGATGTATCCGGTAAATTACCTACACGTGTTGTTGTATCTTTTATATTTGCAGTTCCATATGGTTGGTTGCTAAATTTAACTGGATATTCTTGATCTTTATTTGGCCATTTGTCGTTGACCGTTGAAAATGGAAATTTATCCTGAGACGTTTCTTCTCCAGATTCAGGTTGTTGATATCCTGTTTCTCTCCATTTAAAAGATGGCGGAGTATTTACAGATTCATATTTTATATCTTTACTTTTCCATTTACCTGGTTTAGCAAATGCTGCAGGTGTATTAAAACCAGCAACAGCTCCAGTAGCACTCATTTCATCGAGACCTTCGGGATTGCATTCGGGACAACCAGGTTTACCGCATGTACATGTTTCTTCTAAATCTTGAAACTTGTCTTCAATCTCTTTTAAAAATGATTTCATTAATGCATCTCCTTCAATTCGCGAACTAAATCAAAATAACGTAACAAAGAAAGTATATGAGATTCTTTAATTGTTTTCATGTTTTCAACCGTACAAAGCATTTCAGATAATTTTTGTACTTTGATTTGTGTTGCTTTATCTAAAATATGTTTTGATTGTTGCGCTAAATCTTTTTTGATTGCAGGAATAACAACTTGAACATATTCTTTTAAAGCAGCAGTATCATTTACATGAGTAATGTACTTGTTTAAAAGTTGTTTTTGAGATTCATCTAAACCTGAATATTTCTCGTTAAATTTATCTACAAGTAATTTATATGATAATAAACGTAGATCTTTTGGTTGTGATTCAAATGATTCTAAAACTGGATCTTTTATTGGTTTAACTTTTTCTGTGATCATTGCGTGTTGTAAAATAGCATTTTTACATTCTAACAATTGCTTCGGATTATCAGTTTCGTCATGTTCAAATATCATATTAATAGAAGCTAATACTTTATAGTTATTGATATGCATTTTAGACATATTAGTAAAAACAAATTTTTCAGAAATTTCTTTTACTAAATTATAACGCTGACGTTTTAATACCGTTTGATTTAATTTTGAATGTGTTGATTTTACAGTACGTATATAATCCAATGCTTGTGCTTCACTACGGAATTGCTCTTTTACTAATGCGTTGTAGAGTTGTAATTCTTTCGATAATTCTGTATTTTTGCCGAAGTATTTTTTAATAATATCAACTGTTACAGTTTTATTCGAAGACAACGTTTCCGAAGTTAATTTACGCACTAACATTTCAAAAAGAATACCAGTATTCTTATATTTTGAATGTTTTAATTTCTTCATAGGTTTACGACCGTTTATTTTTAATATAAATATAATGTTTCTTACAAAATGTTATTTTCGTCCAATAACGTACCTTTGTCATTAGCATCATTATCTATTTTATTAGATTTTAATGATTCAAATAACATTTTAGATGTTTTATTTTTAGATTTAAGATGTTTTAGTATGTCGTGATTTTCTGTCGAAATTGGTCGTACTGTTCTGTCTCTTCTTGCATCCGGTGTAAATGTTGATTTTTGGTTTTCTGGATCAAAGGCTTGTTTTAATTCTTTTCTACCTGTCGGATCCCATCCAAATGCATTTTTATGTTGTCCGGATTTTATTCCTTCTTTTGGTCTTCCGCCTAAATCTTTTTCTTCAACGTCATCACTGCTCATATGCATTGATGCTAAATCGTGTGGCGTTCCAAATGATACTCCGGTGATTGCTGGATCATTTCCTTCTTGTTCAATTTGATTTTGACGGAAACGTAATTTTAAATCTTCAACAATATCATTTCTTTGTTGCAGCCATTGATCTTCTGACATATTAAAGATATATTCATATATGTATTTGTCAGAAACTAATTTACTATCTTTCATTGATGTTGCTAATGTCATCTTTTCAGTCATCAATGCAACTTTTTGTTGATCGTAAATAATTGATGGTGCTGTTAATTCTAATTCAAATCCTACTAAATCTTCGCCTTCATAACCTTGTGCATATAAATGTACAATTGCAATTTTAGTTAATTCTGAAACTACAATTTTTTGAATACGTTCAATTGTTCTAGCAAAACGAATATCCATTGATGCTAAAGTTGTTTTTCCTTCTACACCTTCATCAAAGCCTAAGAATGGTTTAGGAACTTTAAGTGCAGCCATCATTTTGTTTTTAACATATTCAATATCATCCATACCCGTAAAAGTCATACCTGGTAAAGTATCAATACTAGTAGATGATTGACCTCCTCGGACTGGTAAGTAATAATCTTCCAACATGTTGTTAAGATTAAACTTTAAATTGTAATTTCCAGTTTGTGAATCAATATGTGGAATTTTTTTCATTTTATTGATAATTTGTTCCATGAATGAATCAACTTCATTTGGCGGAATATTACCAATATCAATTTTAAAAATACGTTTTTCAGGTGCGCGCATAATTCTGTGAATAAGCATTGCATCTTCTAACATCATTAATTTTTGAAATTCTTTACGAGCTCCTTCTAACATTGATCTACCATATGGTAAGAAGTTAGAATCTGATA